ACTTGCGTATGGCACAGATGGAACCAACTGACATTCGTGGTATCCCATTCTTCAACAAAGACAACGGCAAGATGGACTGGGCTGAGCCAGTAGATTTGCCAAGCGAAGAATTCGCAAAACAGTATCCAATCGTTGTGTTGTTCCTCGATGAAATGAACTCAGCACCCCCAGCAGTACAGGCTGCAGGTTATCAACTTATCTTGAACCGTCGTGTAGGTAAGTATGTGTTGCCTGACAATGTTGTGATTGTTGCGGCAGGTAATCGTGATAGTGACAAAGGTGTTACTTATCGTATGCCAATGCCCCTCGCTAATCGTTTCATTCACTTAGAAATGCGCCCAGACTTTACTAGCTGGCAGACTTGGGCTGTGAATAACGACATTCACAAAGACGTTGTTGGTTACTTGTCTTTTGCAAAACAAGACATGTACGACTTTGATGCTAAGTCTAGTTCTCGTGCGTTCGCAACACCTCGTTCATGGTGCTTTGTTTCTGATTTGTTGAAAGACGAATCAAACATGGACACTGACACACAATTCAACTTGGTAGCAGGTGCAGTTGGTGAAGGTCTTGCAGTTAAGTTTGCCGCACATCGCAAGATTGCAGGTAAGATGCCCGAGCCAAGCGATATCTTGTCAGGCAAAGTCACAAACTTGTCAGTGAAAGAAATTTCAGCAATGTATGCTTTGACAATTGGTATGTGCTATGAGTTGAAAGACCAAGTGCAAAACAAGAAAGTCAACAGCAAAGACTTTCACGTTATGGCTCAAAACTTCTTTGACTACATGATGAACAACTTTGAAACTGAGTTGGTCGTTATGGGTGCAAAGATTGCATTGAAAACTTACGAGTTGCCAATCGAACCAAGTCAATTGAAGAACTTTGACGAGTTCCACAAAAAGTACGGCAAGTACATTGTTGACGCAGGCAACTAAGATTAGGTCAACATTTAGTTGACTCCCTCGGAGCCGAAAGGTTTCGTTTACAGGGTGGGAATAGTGTGAATATTCTCACCCTCTTTTTCTAAAGATATTGACAAAAATGTGTGTTTGTTGTATAATACATTATCAACAACAAAAGGACCTAAAATGAGTGCAGTGATTGACAAAGCAAAAAGCAAAAAGAAAACCCGTAGCGATAAGTTTGAAAAACTTGTAGGTCCCACTGACCCCAAGATTGACCATGATGCCCGTGAGCGTTTGGTGACAGCACGAATTGGTTTGCTATTGCGTCATTCATTCTTTGGTAATCTTGCCACTCGCATGAAACTTGTTAATGCAGACGAGTGGTGCAGTACAGCGGCAACTGATGGTCAAACATTCTATTACAATAGCCGCTTCATTATGATGTTGAAGCCTAAAGAAGTTGAATTTCTTGTAGGTCACGAAGTGTTGCACGTTGTATATGACCACATGGGTCGCCGTAATCATCGTGATCCTCAGATGTGGAACATTGCTGATGACTATGCAGTTAACGCCGACTTGAAGCGCCACAAAGTAGGTCAGTTCATTACAACAGTACCTTGCTTGTACGAACAAAAATATGACGGCAAGCCAGCAGAAGAAATTTATGATGACTTGATGAAGAATGTCCAGAAGATTAACATTGATTCATTGATTGACCAGTTGCTTGACGACCATATGGATGGTGAAGATGGTGAAGATGGCGATGACGGTGATGGCGATAAAGAAGGCAAAGGCAAGCGCCCTAAAATGTCACAAGAAGAACGTGACCGTATTCGTCAAGAGGTAAAGCAAGCTATCATTCAGGCTGCACAATCAGCCGAAGCAGGTTCATTGCCTAAAGGTGTCGAGCGTTTGATTCGTGATGTTACTGAACCAGTCATGCCCTGGCGTGAACTGATTCAAACAAACTTGACTAGCGCAATTCGCACAGATTATTCTTGGATGCGCCCATCACGCAGAGGTTGGCATATGGATGCAGTTATGCCAGGCATGACCCCAGGTGAAGAGATTGATGTTGTTGTGTCTATTGACATGTCAGGCTCTATTTCAAACAAGCAAGCACAAGCATTCTTGGGTGAGATTGGTGGCATGATGGAAGCATTCGATGGCTACAAGGTGCATGTATTCTGTTTCGATACCAAGTGGTACAATCCAGCAGACTTCACTAGTGAGAACATGGACACCATCGACACATACGAACCAGTTGGTGGCGGCGGTACTGACTTTGATGTTATCTTTGACTACTTGAAAGAAGTAGGCAATGTACCCAAGCGATTGATTGTATTCACTGATGGCTATCCCTGTGGCTCATGGGGCGACCCTGACTACTGTGATACAACTTGGATCATTCATGGTGATAAGGATCCTAAACCCCCATTCGGTCAGTTTGCATTGTATGATGAAAAATAAGGAGTAAGTATGGAAGCGTTATCTATTTTAGGTGAAACAGCAGGCACACTAGTTTTAGTTGGTGCAATTGGTGGCATCTTTTATGCGTTCTATCGCATATTGAAAGGTGCTTTTTCTGCAATCAAAGATAATGACGATTAAATCGATACAAGAAGTTGTCATTTACGAAAGTCCAGACGGGGGTAAAACAATTTACTCCCGTGTTCCTGGTTCTCCTATGAGAGAACTGCATTCTCAATCAGATGAAGTTAAATCATTACAGGAACAATTGATGGAAGATAAGATGTGGGGAGAGATTCGTAGACTTGCGAAAACTAATCCTACATTAAAAGATGCCTTAGATAAAGCAGTAGTGATTTATAATCTAGTAAAGGATCATAAATGAAGTACATTGGATTAAGTTTAGGTGGTTGCTTGACTAGTCTCTTGGCAGGCGAAGTGTCCGAGGATGATGTAATGTTTATCGTTACTCGTACAATGTGCCCTGACTATGAAAGATATGTGAATGTAGTAAAAGCATATCATGCACAAGGCAACCCCTTTGCTAGTAATGTTGAACGATATGAACTAGGTGCCTACGATGAAGAAAAGGTACTAGCACTTGCCGAGCGTTTATACTACAATGGTAAGATTCATCAACCTCGTGTCTTTGTAGAAGAATCGGGAATGGGTCATGGTAGATATCGTCATCCTAGTGAATATGGTGATGGATTGTGGATGCAAGTTGTCCCAACTAACACTAACACAAATCCTGCAGTAGTAGATGCCTACGAAAAATATAAGATGTTGGATGCACTAACCAAATGATTGTTAATCCCGCTAAATGGTTTGGTACTAGGGAGTTGTCTCTAGTACCACCACACTTTGTAAAAGCAAACACTCCATTAACTGAGAAATCTAAACTTTGGGTAATTAGTAGACTTGAAGGTAGATACGCATTAGTAGCAATGACAGATGATGATGACTTGCTTCCATTACCATATGAATATATCTTCTTTGAGAATCCAGCAGAAGCCTCAATGTATGAGTTACGCTGGTCGGGTAGCAAATAAATTTCACCGCAACAAAATTATATTAAATAATTAAAATCTAGAACCTTAAGGAGATTAACATGAGTTTTTTAAGACACATCGGTAAGATTGGTGACCGCAAAGTTGCTATCGTATTCCGCGAAGTACCAGGCGAGCCACATATGGCTCTAGTAACATACACTGAATCATTGAATCGTCACTTGCACGATCCTATGATGGCATGTATCGAAAGTGATATTGGGCAAAATAGTCAGAACCTAGCTGACGCATTGAATCGTACACATACACAAGATGGCAAGTATATCTTGCAAGTATTACATGCAGAAGGCTTATTGAAGAAAGTTCAAACAAGTCAAGTAGTTGTTACACCTAACGCCAACACTAAGATTAAGTTAGATGAATTGAATAAGATTCTAACTGAAATGGAACAAGGCGAAGCCGCAGTTAAGAAGTTAGCTGAAATGGACGCAAGCCGCGGCATTCAAGATCCAGCAGAAGTTGCTCGTAAGATGAGAGCAGATAAAACTCCTCCACCAGTAGGTGTACCTAATGTTGAAGGTGTATTAGGTGATAGTGCATTAGCAAACAATTTATTGCAACAAGCACAACGCATGGCAAATGAAGCAAAAGGTTTATTGGCTGAAAGCGCACGACTAGAACAACAAGCAAATGAAATGCTAGGTATTCCAGTCACAACACAAACTACTGAGCCAGTCAAGCGTGGTCGTGGTCGCCCACCAGGAGCTAAGTCAAAGGCAAAAGCAACAGTCTAAGGCTTAAATGACACCAGAATACATCAGAAAATGGGAACATATTCTTGAGGATGTAGAAAAAGTTAATGTACCGGTACAGTTCATTCGCAAAATCATTGTGCGGATGACTGGAAAGAAACAACATACTATCAACATTCAAGCGTTGATGAAACAAGGATTAGACCCAGAGGAAATCGAAGAAGTAATTTCTCGCAAATTACTTGAGTTAGATCCTTTGATTACTAGTTTTGAGTTTGTACTCAATGTAGAGAGTATCGCAGAAACCGTTCAACCCGAAACAGACAAATTACTTGGAAAGTTATGAAGCAATATTTAGATTTGTTGCAAGACATTTTAGAAAATGGAGAAGTTAAAGATGACAGAACTGGCGTGGGCACTATTAGTGTGTTTGGACGTCACCTTCGCTTTGATTTGCGTGGATCTTTTCCCGCAGTCACTACTAAGAAACTTGCATGGCGTGCTTGCAAAGGTGAGCTTCTATGGTTTCTTGAGGGGTCTAGTGATGAACGTAGATTGGCAGAACTCACCCATGGTTCTGCCGAAGGCAAAATTACTATCTGGACGCCAAATGCGCTTGCACCGTATTGGAAGCCTAAAGCAAAATTCGAAGGAGACCTCGGACGTGTATATGGAGTACAATGGCGTCACTGGCAAACACCAGTATCGCATAAACAAGAAACGTTCAAGGACGACTTCGGTAGTCAATACAACAGGGGCGGTGCGTACCATGTTAAGGAAACAGACCAAATTGCACAACTCATAGAGGGAATTAAAAAAGATCCTAATGGGCGCAGGCATATTATCAATGCTTGGAACGTAGGTGAGTTAGACCAGATGGCCTTGCCACCTTGCCACGTTATGTCGCAGTTTTATGTAAGCAAGAATGGTGAACTAAGCTGCCATATGTATCAACGCAGTGTTGATGTGTTCTTAGGCTTACCATTCAACATTGCTAGCTACGCATTGTTAACACACATGATTGCACAAGTGTGTGACTTAAAAGTGGGAGAGCTTGTTATCTCAACAGGTGACACCCATATCTACCAAAATCATATAGAGCAAGTTAAAGAGCAACTTACCCGTGAGCCACTTGCACTGCCAACTCTTTGGTTGAATCCGGATATCAAATCTATTGACAAGTTCACTATGGATGATATACAATTGACTAACTATAAATCAATGGATTCAATCAAGGCACCGATGGCAGTATGATACCAACAGATTCAGAAGAAGCAGTAACAATCGAATACATCGTCCATAAAATAAGAATGGGCGATGTAGAAGATCCTGACTTGATGGTTGCTCAACCTATTTGGGAGTGGCAACAAACAGAAGCTGGTAAGTATATTATGAAAAACAGTGCACCTGAACCCATGTGGCTCCGTAGTTTTGACCATACTACATATGGTTATATGTACACTATCAAAGCATACTTGAGTCCAAAACAAGTAACATATTACGAATTGAAATTCAAATGAACATACTAGTAACAGGTGGATTAGGACTAATAGGTCATAATGTAGTTAAGAAACTACAAGACCAGGGTCACATTGTATCAATCATGGATACACGAACTAACTATGGAATTATACCTCAAGAAGAAATTAACTACTTGATGCACGAGCGTGTTAAGAAAATTGAAATTGACGGGTTGTATGAATATGACATTGCATCTTATGAACTTGTCGATAAAGTATTCAACATTGAACAGCCTGAGATTGTAATTCATATGGCTAGCTTCCCAAGACAGAAAGTAGTAAACGCTAACCCTCAGGTGGGTAGTCGTGTTATGAGTGAAGGGTTGCTCAACTTGTTGGAAGCTAGCAATAATTACGATGTGCGTAAATTCATTTACATCAGTTCGTCAATGGTGTATGGTGACTTCAAGGATGATGTAAAGGAAGATTATGACTGTAAACCACAAGGACAATATGGAATCCTCAAACTTGCAGGGGAATGGCTTGTTAAAGACTATACTCGCCGTACAAATCTTTGTCATACTATTATACGCCCCTCTGCTGTATATGGTCCACTTGACGTGGAAGACCGCGTCATCAGCAAATTTATACTCCGCGCTATGCGGGGCGATCCTCTTAGAGTCAATGGAGCCGGAGAGACCCTCGACTTCACCTTCGTTGACGATGCCGCAGACGGAATTGTTGCTGCCGCCCTCTCAGACAACACAGAAAACAAAACCTACAATATAACAAAATCACATAGTCATACACTACTTGACGCCGCAAAACTAGCTGTAAAAGTAGTGGGCAAGGGTGAAATTATAGTAGGGGAACGAGATTTAGACTTCCCTAGCAGGGGAGCATTGAATATTGACGCCGCTAGACGAGATTTTGGATTTGACCCCAAAGTTGATGTAGAGGAAGGCTTTCAAATTTACTATGATTGGCTAAAGAACTCCTCGTACTTTAATAAATAAGTGCATGTTCATCTACTCTATTACCCCTGACTGGATCTTCCATACATTATTCTGGCTTAGCCTTTTGGCTACAATTATTGGCTTTGTCTTCGGTAAAGCTAAATTAATCAAACAATATACCCTGATGTTAAAAATTGGTGGTATTGTTAGTTTAGTTATTGCTACATTCTTAGAGGGCGGATTGTATGACTATAATGTGATGCAAGCAAGAATTGAAGAAGCAAAGCAACAAACTGCTGAGTACGAAAAAGCTAACCAAGAATTAAATGACAAGTTAGCTAAGAAGTCAGACAAGGTTAAAGAAAAGATTAAGACTAAGAAAGAGTACATTACTCGCTACATTGATAGAGAAGTTACAAAGTATGACAATACTTGTGTAATTCCTAAAGCCTTTGTAGATGCACACAATCAATCAGCGGAGAAAGCAAAATGAGAGTATTAGTTTTATCACTATTGTTACTTGCAGGATGCACAACTCCACCTGTTATCCCTAAATTCCCTGAAGCACCTGCAAAGGCTGGAGCAATGGAACAATGCCCCGACCTAAAGAAACTTCAAGACGGGGCAAAATTAAGTGATGTAAGTAAGACTATCACTATCAACTATTCAACATACTATGAATGCGCTTTGAAAAGCGATGTATGGATTGAATGGTATCAAATCAACAAACTTAACTACGATAAAATCGGCAAGTAATTAATCTGCCGAAGCGTTAGCGCCACACTTGGCGCGTTTAGCCTGAGTCAATGCACCAAAGTTTACAGGCCATTCTGTCCCAGGAGCAATCTCTTTAGCACCTTGTGGGAAATGATACTGCACACCTGCTGTTTGTTGAATCTGTGCTATAGGCATACGGAACTTAGTTAAATCATTGCCTAAGTTAACATATGGTTTTGTGTGAGGGAATGCCCAACCAGCAACTTCTTTAGTTTGATTGTTGATTACAATCTTATAGTATCCATGTGGAACAATTACTCCCTTACCGATAGTTTCATCACCAGCGCCATAGAATGCGCCAACGTATATAGTAAATGGTTGGTTCAGTTGTACGGCCCATCCTCGGACTGATGTCTCTAACAATTTCCATATTCCCCTGTTTAAAGACCCATGCTGGGGATACATGTTTGTCATTAAAAAACTTTCGTACTCCACTTGTTGAGTCCATGACAAATCTCCGTCAGGGGCTGCGTGACCCTTGTCATACCCTGTACCTACATAGTCTGCTGGGGTAGCACCACCTTGTACACTAGCGTCAGCAACGAAAGCATTTGTGCGTGGGAAGCAACCCAATGCGTTTTGTGGCAATAATGTGTATGCTACATAGACTGGAATCTTAACAGGTGCGTCATAAGCAACTAGATAACCTTCACGGCAAATAGGTTGTGCGGTACGCTGAGTAGCTGCAAATCCATATGGACTATGAACTTGACATGCTTGTACGGGTAACGGGGCTCGTTGGTCCCATGCTTGTGCGGACACTGATACAACCATCAATAATCCTAATAGAAATTTATGCATAAATGCTCCTTAATAGTAGTATATTTATGCCCACAAAATCAAAACGGTTCAGCCAACGATAAATATAACTATAAGTGGAAATTTAACATGCCTTTACATACCCTAGAAGTTATTAATATAGGTGACTTACCGAACGACGGTACAGGTGACCCGCTTCGTGTCGCTTTTGATAAAATCAACAACAACTTTGCTAGTATTCCATTGTTAAATCAAGGTGGTCCTAACGGAGCGGTGCAGTATAATAATGACGGATTAAGCGGCGGAGATGCAAATTTAGTAATAAACATCCCTGACAACCAACTAGATATCGGCATGAACACAATTCCACTAGTTAGTAATGTACTTGCTCTAGGAAACAGTTCTAATAGATTTGCTAATCTATGGTTGGGTAAGAATGATGCATTGCATGTTGGTAACATTGCAATGGCTGAAAACTTCAACGTTATGAGTTTCTATCAGAACGGTAATAATCAAGTTACTTGTGATTTGCAAGTAGGTAACATCTATGCTACAGGTGACTTGATTGCTATCGGTAACGTTACTTCAACAGGTAATATTGCTATTAACGGTGGTATCGGTTTGAATGGTGGTATTTCTATCAACTCCGCAAATATCACTACACAGGATAACACAGCTAACCAAGTAATTTATCAATTACCTAAAGAAGGTTTCTCTACAATTCGTTTCCAAGTTACTTCATCAGTGACTGGTACTAATGATAGTCAAACTGCTACCATTGAAGTTACTAAGCGTAATGACGGTATCAGAGTGCAACATGCAGTCTTTGGTACGATATTCATCGGTAACGCAGTTACACGATACAATGTTGACATGGCATACGGTAATGTTAGATTGATGGTATCACCTATCCCTAACTTAGAAATCAATCACTTATTCTCTTATCAGGCGGACAAACAATAATGCGAGCACACGAATTTTTGAACGAAGGCGGTCCTGCTAGAGCCAAGATGAAAAAGGATCACGAAGATGCAACACCAACCGGCGGCAGTGTAATTGCTCGTGACCAAGGTGGATACGACCGCACCTATCATCAAAACCGTTTAGCAATGGCTATGGCTATGGCTGACGGTAAGTCAACTAAAGCTGTAAAGATGGATGTTGCTGGTCCAACTGAAAAGTATAACAGCTATCATCCTTATACTGATGAAGAACACAACATGATTCAAGCAGCACTAAAGACTATTCCCAGTGAACATCACAAGATGGCAAAGCGTGGAAAGAGTTCAGAGCCTGAAGATACTCACAAAGTCAGTCCTGTAATGGGATTCAAAGGCTACTAATAAAAATAATTCAATCTACACTTCTGTCTGTAAATAGAAGTATGATTGATATTAACAACACCCTCGATTTAGTAAAACTCAAGTTCTTTAATGAATGGCTATACACCGCCCACATGTATGATGAAGGCGAAGCTACATACCACAAAATACTCACCAAGAATATGGTAGAAACTTATGTTGATCCATTGAATCTTCCTAAGGATGCATTGATTATGGATATGGGCTGCGGTCCTGGTTATTTCTTAGACGAAATGAAAGAACGTGGCTACACTAACTTAATCGGAGTAACATTAAGTCCTGAAGATACTAAAATTTGTACAGACAAAGGTCATATTATCAAACAGTATGATATGAGTTTTATCCCACAGAAAGATGGATTCTATGACGAATCTGTAGACTTTATTTTCTGTAGACATTCAATGGAACATAGCCCATACCCAATCTTTACATTAGCTGAATATAATCGCTTGTTGAAATTGAAGGGTAACTTGTACATGGAAGTCCCGGCCCCTGATTCAGATAGACGCCATGAGTATAATTCTAATCACTATAGTATTTTAGGATTGCGTCAATGGGACGCACTATTGCAACGTGCTGGATTTGCAGTTGACAAGTGCAATACTATAGAGTTTGATATCGAGATTCCTGAAAGTGAACAAGAAGGCGCAGAAAAAGTTCAGATGAAAGAAAAGTATTTCATCTTTATGGCCAACAAGAAATGCCCTCTAGATATTAAATAACTAAATACATCAAGACTTGATGTAAATTACAGAACGGTCTCAGGACCGTTCCTGCATATTAGGAGAACAGATGACATTAGGGGTAACTTTCACCGCAGACAAAATCACAACACAAGGGATACAGAATGTATCTGGTAGTGATGGCAATGTGGGATTCTTTTTTCTTAACGGTTGGTTTACACATCCCGGTACTAATATTGAACTAGTTCGTCCGGGTTGGGTAGTCGCAGGACATCCTACATGGATAGTTACAGCAGTAGATCCTAACAGCGAAACAGTTACTATAAGCGGCGGCACATTTATCAGTGGTGCATCATATGCATTCACTGGTCATATTGGTGTAACAGTATCATCCGGTGTAACATTTGACGAGGGTGATGGTCAATACCTAACTACAGAAGACGGCGAACTATTACTTACCGAAGACGGTGAATTTATCATAACGGAATTTTAAGATGACAAAGAAAATATCAGCATTACCTGCATTAACAACTTCAACTGACGCTACTAAGTTTTTAGCAATAGCAGATGGTGCAACACAAACAGTAACAGGTTCAGTGTTCAAAACATATTTGACTAGTACTGATTTATCAGTTACTGGTAATATCTCACCTAGTATAAACAACACATACACCTTAGGTACTCCCAATCATAAGTGGGCCGATTTGTATATCGGACCAAACTCTATTAGTATTGAAGATACTGCTAACAGTGCAAACGTTGGACTATTAACAGTAACTAATGGTGTGTTATTAGTTAACGGAGTTCTAGGATTACAATCAAACTTATTATCAGGTACTTCATCATTAACATTAGCTCCTAGTGGCAATATCAATTTAACTGTCGGTGGTACGAGCAATGTATTGCAAGTTACAAGTAGCAATGCAACTGTCGATGGCGACTTAGTAGTAACCGGTAACATTACCAATCAACCAACATTTGGGCAGTTTTATTATAATGCTAACATTGCATTAAATGCAGGTAACACTGCACAAGCAGTAACTTTCAATAACACGATAGCTAACCACTTAGTTGAAATTGATTCAGGTAGTGCTAGCAGTCATATCGTAATTAATAAAACAGGACACTATCGTGTCAAGTACACATGTGCGATGATTACAAATAGTAATCAAACAGAACCGGTATATTTCTGGTTAAAAAAGAATGGAACTGACGTACCTCATAGTGGAATGCAAAATACATTGACTAGCAAGAATGTTCAATATACAGTTACTAGCGACTTTATTATAAACAATGTAACAGCGGGTGATTATATAGAATTGTATTGGGCTGCTAAAAACACCACCGTGAGTATGGTATATAATAGTGCAATCACTAGCCCATTTACAATGCCTGAAAATCCTAGTGCTACTATCAACATCATGTCAATAGGTGCTTAATACGATAAATACATTATGTCACAAAACGGAATATCACATTTATCAACTAAACAAGCTAGACAAGTAGCTAAGTTAGATTTGGCACAAACAAAGCGTACAGCTTCTGGTAATGGCCATCGTGCCCGTCATACATACGATATCAATCAGTTACCAACAAAGTATTCAGGTAACAACATAGTTGATAACGCAAATCCAAGTGGTCTACAGCAAGGCAGACCTTGGTATTAATATAATATGAGTTTCTGTTAATAAATAATTTTATGAGTGGAACACCTACCTTAATCAAAACTCCGTATGTAAAGACGAAGTACAGTACACAACAAGAACTTGATGACTTTATCAAGTGTTGTGATCCTGATACTGGTTATCTTTACTTCATGGATAACTTCTTTTACATTCAACATCCTACTAAGGGTTCGATGTTATATCACCCTTGGCCCTATCAAGAAAAACTAATTGAGACATATCACAAATATCGTTTCTCAATTAGTCTTATGCCTCGTCAGTCGGGCAAGTCAACAAGTGCCGCAGGTTACTTGTTATGGTATGCTATGTTTGTCCCTGACTCAACAATTCTTATCGCGGCACACAAGTACACAGGTGCTCAAGAAATTATGCAGCGTATTAGATACGCCTACGAGAATTGTCCTAATCACATTAAAGCAGGTGTTGTGACATACAACAAAGGCTCGTTAGACTTTGAGAACGGTAGTCGTATCGTTTCAGCAACAACTACTGAAAACACAGGTCGTGGTATGTCTATTACATTACTATACCTAGACGAATTTGCGTTCGTTCGACCAAGTATCGCTCAAGAGTTCTGGACTGCTATTACCCCTACATTGTCAACTGGTGGTAAAGCGATTATCACAAGTACTCCTAACAGTGACGAAGACCAGTTTGCTCTTATCTGGAAAGGCGCTAACAAGACAGAAGATGCTTACGGTAATCAAACAGAATTAGGTGTTAACGGCTTTAGAGCATATAGAGCACATTGGAGAGAACAACCTGGTCGTGATGATGACTGGGCAGAACAAATGAAAGCACAACTAGGCGAAGATAGATTCCGCCGAGAGATTGGTTGTGAGTTCATTATCGCTGACGAAACATTGATTGCACCTGCTATTCTTATTGAGTTAGAAGGTGTAGAGCCACTATATCGTCAAGGACAGATTCGTTGGTATAAGAAACCGGAGAAAGGTAACATCTATGTTATCGGTCTAGACCCATCACTAGGTACAGGCGGTGACCCTGCCGCTATTCAAATCTTTGAAGCAAATACAACAACACAGATTGGTGAGTGGAAGCATAACAAAACAGATATCCCTACACAAGTTAAGTTGCTAGCACAGATTGCTAAGTATATCGCAGAATGCACAAACGAACCTACAAACATTTATTATTCAGTAGAAACAAATAGCATCGGTGAAGCGGCACTTGTCTCTATCAATGAGTTCGGAGAATCAAACATTCCCGGGTCATTCATGGGTGAGAACGGCAAAAAGCGTAAAGGATTCAATACTACTAACAAGAGTAAACTAGCAGCCTGTGCTAAGTTTAAAACATTGGTAGAATCTAAGAAAATGACGATTAACAGTCAAAGTCTTATCACCGAACTAAAGAGTTTTGTTGCCCTAGGTGGCAGTTTTGAAGCTAAAATTGGCGACACAGATGACTTGGTCATGGCTACATTATTAGTTGTGCGTATTTTACAGCAATTGAGCGAATATCACTATGATTTGGATAATTATATCCGCGACCATGAAGAATTCATTGCTCCCCTGCCCTTCTTTGCTGTGCTAAGTTGATAAATATAATATGTCCAAGAAACAAGAACCCCTACGCATTGACTTAAGAAACCTCTTAGCTAGAGGTGGACGCCCGGTCACTAACTTAAACAGTGACGGAAAAGTAGTTCCAGTACCAGACGAAGCAGAATTGTTCCAATTTGACTTCATTAAGGATGGCGAGAACTATGGAAAAGTATATGTAACTATTGACGGTTTGCACCAGTTGGTAGTTTATTTTGACGATAAAGTAGCAAGAAGCCCTAAGAATGGATCCGCAGATTCAGAATCATGGGAACAATTAGTAAGAACACTAAAACGATTCGCTACACAGAACCAACTTAGTTTTCAACTAAGCGACCAAGACAATTTGGAAAACGATATGGCTAAAAGAGAATACACAAAGAAACAAGAGAAGGTATACGAAGGATATCATCCAATGGGTAAGAAAGCAAGTTACAATGATTCTGTCCCAACAACAAAGATGATTATCAAGCATACTCGTAACATTGAAGAAGGCGAACAACGCTATCGCAATGTTGAGAAAATCTTTATTGAGAATGCAGAAGGTGAAAGATTCTTAGCACCTACTACACGTCCAGGATTAGCCCGTGTGTATGCAAGACATATCGCTGAGGGTGGTAAAGTCAATGACGAGCGTTGGGGGCATATCAGCAGTCTATGCGAAGAATATAATAAGATGGCAGGCTTTGTTCGTGCCACACGCAATGGGCAGTTCAATGAATCAGCACAAAGATTGGTAACCGAGGGAGTTGCTCACTACCAAAAATTGCGTGAATGCTTAAGTAAGATGTCAGGTAAGAAAGGTTACAACAACTATTTCGAATCATGGACACCTGCACTGATGGAAGATGAAGAAAGTGTAGACTTGTCAGAAATGTTTATGACTAATTCGCTTGATCCACGCATTGAATCAGTAATGCCTATCTTAGGTAAACTAAGCAAGAACTTAGGTGAAGCAAGAGACATGGAAGAAACTATTGCACTAGAATGCTGGGCTGATAGTTTGATGGATAGCAAGATGGGTCAGGCAGCAATGGATGATGAAGATGATGACTATGTTGATCCAGAAGAAGCAGACTATGGCGATGAGTATCAAGACATGGTAAGTCGTGCCGGTGAGTTTGTTAAAGGCATCGACCAAAGAGCAGCCGCTCGTAAAGCATACAAAGAAAAAGAAGTTGCCGAAGAAGTGGATACTGGTCAATATGATGCAGTTAAATCTACACCTAACGGTAAACAGGACGATGAAGTATTCAAAAAGTTCCGTGAAAAAGTACGCCAATATGGTGATGAACTAGGACAACGCCAGAAAGAAAAAGGTGTTGAAGAAAGTCTTGACGCTAACCAAAAGGCAGCAGGACAATTAGGACCAACAGAGAAAGTTGGTAAGAATGGCGCACAAGGCAAACTAGTTGGCGCAATGGAATCAACTGACCCGCTAGCAAGACTACTCAAGCTAGCAAAATAAAAGGGTAAATAAACCTCACTTAAAAGGTGAGGTTTGCCATATCTGGCATAAATACTATTGACGCAGACAGAAAGTAATGCTAAACTATCTTCTGAGTTAGTTACACATGGTGTGTAGCGAATATTAAACAGAGACCATCTCAATTTATAAGGAAAATTTATTATGGCATCATTAGCAGAAATTCGTGCCCGTATCGCGGCACAAGAAAACAAGTCAACTGGTTCATCAAGCAGCCAACAATCTGACAACTCAGTATATCCCCACTGGAACATGGATGAAGGTACTACAGCTAGTATCCGTTTCTTGCCAGATGGCAATCCAAACAACACATTCTTCTGGGTTGAAAAGCAAATCATCAAACTTCCATTCAATGGCGTAAAAGGTCATCCTGAAATGAAGCAAGTTGTTGTTCAGGTACCTTGCGTTGAAATGTACAACGACGGTTCAGCTTGCCCTATCTTGGCAGAAGTTCGTCCTTGGTACAAAGATGAATCATTGAAAGAAATGGCAAACAAATACTGGAAGAAGCGTAGTTACTTGTTCCAAGGTTTTGTTCGTCAAAACCCACTTGGCGATGACAAGACACCAGCGAATCCAATTCGCAGATTCATCATCAGCCCACAAATCATTCCAATCGTTAAGGCTGGTTTGATGGATCCAGAAATCTTAGAACTACCAACAGACTACTTGCGTGGTTTAGATTTCAACATTAAGAAAACCACTAAAGGTGGTTACGCAGATTATTCAACAAGCAACTGGTCACGCCGTGAATCAGCATTGACAGAGGCAGAACAAGCCGCTATCGAAGCACATGGTTTGTATGACTTGAATGACTTCTTACCAAAGAAGCCAACAGCGGCTGAGTTGAACATCATCAAAGAAATGTTTGAAGCATCAGTAGATGGTCAACAATTCGACAACGAGCGTTGGGGCAATTACTATCGTCCATATGGTTTAGATGCACCTGCAGGTTCAACAGCGGCTCAAACATCAGCAGCACCGACCGTGGCTGCACCCGCGACAGCACCCG